CATTGGGTCAGTTACCCTCATTGTGAGGATCCTTTCTTTAGGGGTTCAAAAGAACTTATCTCTCAAGCTAATGAGAAGCTTGACTCTTATGAACAGACTTGGGGACAGCTCATGGGTTCACCCTCTTCTTTTCCTATTTTATGTCTCATAAATCTTGCTATTAATAGGAGATTTATGGAAGACAATCTTTCCGATAAAGGAAAGCTTCAGCTCGATAAGATTCCCATGCTGGTTAATGGGGACGATATTCTTTTAAAAATTCCTATAGAGAAGTACGATGACTGGAAGGTCATGGTTTCAGAGTGCGGCCTTACGCCTTCTTTAGGAAAGAACTACGTCTCATCAGATTTCATTATGTTGAACTCCGCTCTATGGTACATTAGGAGAGTTTATACTGATGAAGGTATCTTATCCGGGACACCCCTTAGGGGTTCCTTCTTGCCCTTTTATAACGTTGGTCTCTTGAACGGTAAAAGCAAGGTCCTCCTCGATACTAGAAAGGAGGGCGATTCACAGGTCTTAGACTTCCTCTCTAATGCAGGATGTCTCATCAATGATTGGACCGGTGATGAAAGGGATCTTTTAATTTCTCTTTTTATTAAGAAAAACCTCGAGAAGATAAACAATATGGCCCTACCGGGTCAAAATTGGTTTATACCACGACAATTAGGTGGTTTAGGTCTTCCGGCTCCCAGATCTTGGGAAGCAACAAGAGGTCAAAGAAAACTGGCAGCCTTTTTATACTGTCAGCCAAGGCCCGATTTCGTAAAACTTCCCTCTTATGGGGAGAGAGACGAGGCTCTATATTTGGAATTTTTCAAAAAGGGAAAATCTCAATTTGATGACTGCTTCGATCTGGAATGGTCTGATACGAAGTCTAATAATGACGATCCTGCCATTATGGACTTTTTTATCGATTACAGTTGGGAAAGGGGTCTCCGCGTCAATGACCGCGAAGATGTCGAAAAGAAGTGGTATAATCTATGGAAGATTGGTACCAATACAAGGTTAAAGCCTCTCTCATTGTGGAGGATGAGTTCCTATAAAAACAGATTCGTTAGGCGATCTGTGAAGGATGGATCCGGAAAATGTGGATTCAATGGAGGAGCTACGGTAGACTACTATGTAAAAAGGTGGTCTGGCGAAGTTCAATACTCCGAGCTCGACAACGAATTCGTTGAGGAAAGGATTAAAAGACTCAGGGAGGTCTTGAAATGCTCAAGCGTTGATTCCCAATACTATTACCCTTTTGTGTTCAACCATCCAAGAAAAGAATGGTTACCAAAACAGGCGGTATTGTGTGAAGTCCGTGCCAAGTGCTCCGAACGCAGCCAGTAGGCGGTTCGAACCGATTTCTTCCTTCCTTAACGGAAAGGGGTCACTTCAGGTGGTCCTTGTC